GGTTAACGTCTGATCCCATCGGGTAACAGGTTTACCCGTGGAAGGATCTATTGCGCGTGAAGACTCCCACTGAGACTCACCCCAGGGAGTTTTTTGCCCTGGTCTATTAGCATAAGTCTGGTTCCGCGTTACTTCTACGGAAGACTCGCCTTGTGCCTCCGCTGCGCCCCTGTAGTCCGGTGCTGACGGTGCCGATTTACTGCCAATGGGGCTAACCTCCTACCGCACGTAACAGCGGTTTATCAATCCAACGACACTTTTCCTTACGCATCGTGGTTATTATTAAATCAACGCCGACCTTGAATCCATCAGGGATAACGCCGACCTTGAATCCATCAGGGATAACACCCTGATCTTCAAAGCCAATATTGCGTATAAATTTCAATGCTTTCGCGTTGTCTGCCGGGGTCACGCCGACAATGACTTCACGCCCTGATTCTTCACTAAAAACAAAATTAAACGCTTCCTCAGCAAAACCGTGCCTCAACACATACGGGTTGCCTATCCAGATATGTATCTGACAGGAGTTAAATGACCACGTATCAAACAAAGCAGCAGCGACAGGCTCGTTGCGGTGATTAATCGCAATAATACCCTTGGTATCTTCACACGCCCGAGGTCTTGCCTTTTCTGGTATGTGATTCCAGTGTTTTGTCTGTAGAGATACGAATTTAAACACCTAAAGCAGCCCCCCAGCGTCATAAATAACATCAAACCCTGCTAGTGTAACGGATGTTGCCGACCTGCCGCGCATGTTAATGGCGATATGACGCCCCATACCGCTGGCACCACGAAGGCTGTCAGTTGTCATGGCTTTGCCCGCCCATTCGGCTATGTCCCAAAGGGCGTCACCCGTAGCAACCGTGTTTGTACTAAACAAGATCGAGGGGCTAAGTATCCCGTTAGGTGTAGATACTGGCGGCGTGCCGTCTACTATTGTCGGCACTGTGAAGCCCGCATCTGAGGCCAGTGCGGCGGGGGTTATCGTATACGAGCCAGAAGCAAGCGTATCGGGGTTTATTGTCGTTGCCAGAGGGTTGTCAATCTCGCTGATCAGGTAGGTCTGGATGCCCACAGACGCGCCCTCATAACGCTGATTAGGTACGTTCCACGCCAGCGTGGCAAGCCCCTGGGTGCCTACGGTTACATCAATCGTCGTCACACCACTCACCTGGTCTACGCCCTCAGTGAACGACAGTACCATTAGGTCAGCGCCATCAGAGGCCAGAGTATGTATATAGACGCCTCCCGAACCCCACTGAGCTTGGCCCGAGCCAATAAACGCCGGGGAGCTTGTTTGTTCAAGGACGCTAAAATCATACGCCGCTTTGACGTTGTAAGTAGGTGTACCACCACCGACAAACATGGGCCGGATATGTTGCACACGTTTATACGTCGCAGGCGCGTCAAGTGCAGTATAACTCGTCAGCAAATCCCACTCTATAGGTTCAGGTTCCCCATCTACGTCTGAGTCAATATAAACGCTGTCAACAAACCCCCTCTGAATAAACACTTTATTGCGTTCAATATCAGTCCAGTATACTTCGCCTTTCCAGTTAGCCGAATGCGACTTGGCTAAACCCCGTGTCGTTCCCCAGGCCATTGTTCCAAAATACAGGGTAAAAGCAAACTGTCCTTTACTTAACCGGGGCGGGGAATTGACAAATAGCAGGGACTGCTTTGGGTGTATGTGTATATGCCAACCAAACTCATTCAACGTATCATCCATGATTGCCCGTATGTAGGGCGCTATTTTCTTTGTCACGTAGGTTTCGGGCTTGTCTACGCCGCTACCATTGAGAAGCAGGGACAAAGGCAGTAACCCCTGCACTGATAAAATATACAACTCACCAGAAAACTCACTTGCGATACGGTTACCCTTGGGCACTCGCCCGACATACCACGAGCCTACTAATTGGAAATCCGCAGATGACGTAGGGTCGGTGCCCTTAAAAATAATGACATCGCCCGCGCCAGAGACACCAACAAGTTGGTCATCGATACCTGCGCCCCCATCCAGTGTCCAGTTATGCAGTGATACTAAAGGGCCACCAAAGCGGAATTGATCACCAAAATTAAATGGGTTCACCGCACCTAAAAATGATTCCGATTTTGACGTAAAGTAAGCTACGGCAGTGTCGCGTTCTATGAACCACACGCGCTGCTTCCATATCATAACGAAGTTAAACAACGCGGGATCAGCGCCTGTGATGCCGCCGCCGCCGCCTACCGTTATCTTGTCCCAGGTATCCGTTGTCTGCGTCCACACGTAGTACCCGTTTTCGCCGTCACACAACAACAGGAACCTGTCACCCGCGTCGTTACCGTAGTTGACGTAAGAGCATATACCCGCGTTATTGGACATTGGACGGTGAAGGGAACGCCACATCTTTTGTGGGCGCTGTTGTGCCTTCTACCGTTACGTCCCAGATACCTTCACTGTTGGCAACCCACAGCCTGTCTTCAGCATTAGAGTTGCCTTCAAAGGTGATGACCGTGCGGGCGGGAGTGCCTGTCCACCCGTTAGCCCACTCAGCATACCCGTCACGAACCTCGCAGCCAAAATCTTCAGGCAGGATGTTGATCATAAAGATAGCTTCTTGCGCTTCCATTTGGGTCAAAACACGTGTCGCGTTCACTCCCCGCATGGGAGAGGGTAACGTAGTACCTTGCGCCCGCTGTTGCCCGCCCCGGCGCATAAGGGGTTTCACAAGCCGTAACCGCTGGAGGGTATGTTGCCGTAGCCAATATAAGGCGCTCCATAACGACTTCGTGATGCGTTGAGCACCGCTGCGGTGTTGTCTTTACCCTGCCATGACTGCAACGCTTGCCAGAAGTCATCGGTTGCCTTCTGAGAGTCGAAGCCTTTAACGTCCAAAAACTTCATGCGAAGCATACGCTTTATCAGGTGGGGTGGAAATAGTACTACATCACCGGGGTTTTCAGCCTTGTCCGTATACTGGGTAGGGGCTGAACCTGCTAGCTGAATAACATTACGAGAAATATACTCAAAATTAATACTCAAGTCGGGCGTAACGGGGTCGTTAGGGAGAATGCGTAATTTGTTTTGATCGTACCGGAAAGAAGCGTAAATGGTGCTGCTAGCCAAGGCATGACCCAGTAGGTAAGTCCACTCTTGAGCCGACAGCGGCCCTCTCAAAGGCACATTTTCATTACGCTCCCATCCGGTTTGGGGAATCATATAGCCAAAGTCTGTGGGCAAATCGTAGTCACCTGATTCACCTACCTGGGTGATTATCTGGTGCTCACGTACCAGTATCTGCCAATCGAACATCTCCATGAGTTCTTGCGTACACGTAGTAACAAGGTGCGTGAGCTGGGTAAAAACAAAATCTCCCGACGCGAACACATCCACAACAGGCTCCAGCCCCGTTTCAACCGCGACCTGATTTACAATGTCATTAATTGTCTCAAAACGCTGTGTAGCCACTTAAAATATTACCCCGTTACTGGCTTTCGTTTTTTCACGCCCTTGGTTTCGCCAAGTTCTGCAACCAGCTCATTTATCTGCGCCTGCATTGCGCTTAATGTTTCGTCACGCTCTTTCAGATCCTCCTGCATTTTCAGCAAGGGCGCTTCGCCCTTAGCGGCTGAAATGTAATTGCGTGCTTTTTCACGGATGCTTGTAATACCGCGAAAATTCCCCAAAGTAGAGTCAGGTATTTCGGCCAGTTGCTCAACAGTGCGAACATGAAAATGCTCCATCTCCTTGACCTGTGAGCGCGTAATTGCACCCCATTCAGCCAAAGGCGTACCCAGTAGGCTTTGCTCGTTGCCTGCTGTAAACGCCTGGTACTCACGGGCGAACTTATGATTATCATGCGCCGTAGTGTCACCAAACCGGATAGGTCGTTGTATTTCCGAGGTCTTGTCCCCGGGAATGCGGATAACAATATAAGGTACTTCTTCAAAAATGGGCCGACCTGCTTCTAACGACTTAGCTTTGTCTTGCTCCGGGTGCATGAAAAACCGAGCGTGTAGCCCGTGACCTGTATTCTGGTCGGGCATTGTCAACTGTGTGAAACCTTCTGTATCTATTAAGGGCATTGTTTAAACTCCTACTGTTTAAAAATTATATTGTGACCCAAATAACTACTTCATATTAAAGCCCGGCAACCCACCCGTCAGCCAGCGTTGTCAACGTCACGCCTGTACCTAGTACAGTGACAGTACCGTCAGCAGAGCTATCCACAAGGTCTAGGGCTTGGTTAGCCGCTACGCCTTCACCAGAGTTCAAAGCTACGCCGCCAATGGACTGACCGTCTTGCGGTGTCCGTGCTGCGCCATTCTGGTCAAGCAAGGTGAACTGTTCCGCTGAACCAGCTAAAT